TACAGTTGTGTGATTTCTTCGGCTCTGAATGGGCTTTTTACTTGTATAAACTTGTTGGCAGGAACGCCGGCTGCTTGTGCTAGTGTTTTCTTAAGTTTAAAGGGAAATGGTCTAGTGGATGTGTCAGCAGTGGCCGCAACAACAACATCTGCTGACGGAAACACTGTTTCGGCTGAATTATATAATGCAGTATGTCCTGCATGCCACGGATGAAATCCGCCGGGCATGATAACTAGTTTTTTCATTTGATAAACCTATGTAATTTGCTATATTTATACAGCGATTACATATTCTCCAGCATCCACAGATACACCGGACTTGAAAATTCAATCCTCACAATGCCATTGCAACCCATGCTGCCATAGAATTGATCTTGAATAGTGTCTTGCGATCCATTAAAGTTGTGTGTGTAAGTTGCTAGATCTGTGACCAATTGTCCCAGAGCAATTTCATCAAATGCTATGTTTTCTATAGTAACGGCTCGATCTGACAGTATCTGTCCTTGCGAATCAATTTTGGTATCGCTGGGCAGTTTGCCCAACATTTCGATTTCCAACACATGCGGTGCGTCTGCAGAATCTGCAAATTCATGTTCAATCACATGATGATCCAGTGTGTCGTAGCTGTCAAAAATGACTTGGCCATCTAGGCGTATTTGCAGTCCAATATGGGAACCCGGAGTAGTTGCCTCCAGAGTTAATTTGCACATTTCCATTTGTCAATAACTCAATGTTAGTTTGGTAATAGTGCCAGCTTCAAATCCTTCGACTCGGGCACGTATCCAGGTAAAGTAACCTGTTATGTTTCTTGAAAAGTTTTCGGTAGTTTCTGCAGATGTGCTGTCAAACTCACTGACTTTGAACCAGTCTGAATCTGCCGCAGGTACAGCATCTAATGTAGCTTCGATCTTGATCAAGCCTTGAAAGTTTAACAGGAAAAAAGCCACTGTCTGCAGGGTTCCAAAGCCGCCGTAGTAGTTGGCTGCCGGTTGATCCTCGCCAGCCCAGTCCTGGCTACTACCATCGTAATTTCCCGACGGAGTACCGTAGGTGGTAGTGGGCAGCAGTTGCAGAGTAGTGGTTTTCATTTATGCTCGTTCCGCTTCTACAATAATACCAGTGCCTGCAAGCTCTTCAGCTACGCTTGCCAGAGCAGAAATGATATCATCAGTGGCTATGACGGCAACGTCGCCGTTGTCTTTAACCAGCTTGCTTAGTTTAATTACAATTACTTCTTCTTGTATTTTTGCCATGGTCAGTTATTTACCTCGATAATGGGCATTGTTGTCCTGACGATTCCAGGACAAATCAGCTGTAGCATCAGCTCTATTTTTACGTCGTTGTGATCAAAGTAGTGATATCTACGAGTCCAAAACCAACGTGTATCATATTTAAGCCAATGTGTTAATCCACGACTGATTTTAATGTCAGGTTGATTTTCTAAATATGCTAAAATACATGCTTTGTCAGCCGGAGTCCACAGTTGTTCTTTTAAAAAACTTCTGTATTGGTAAGGACTGGACTGTAATCTAATGGTGTCTTTGGGTCTGTTTATTACAGCTTCTTTGATATAGTAACCACAAACATAATGCTGATCGCTGATCGACTGCAACAATTTCTTATTGTTGGAATATATGTAACCCCAATCGCCAGAAAATGTTGTTTTTATTTGATCCCGAACCGGCCAAAGATATTGCAACATCTCCAAGATATTATCCAGGTCGTATTGTCGCGATGACAATTCTGTAGGCAAATCTCTTCTGTTGAAAAATCGACTGTAGTTACAGCGTTGCTCAAAACGGCGCGACACCACAGCCGCTACCTGTTCCGAAGTGGCATCAGACTTGCGTATTTCACGCAGGCAGCTGAAGTCTTTCATGCGTAGTTTAAGACCGTAGCGGTACTGATCGTAAAACAATCGATCAGTACTTTTCTTAAGTTCTAGGCTTGAATCGGTCAATGACGATGTATCCATTGTTATCCACGGTAGGGCGATTGTCTGTGTGATCAAACACAAGATTATCAAAAGTTAACTTTCCATCAACTACAGATACGTTGACAGTGGTGTCTTGCAGATTGTCAAACAAGATACGCTTGCTGAGAGGCACACGAATTAACTCGTCGATTTTTCGACCCAAGGGTCTTGCGCCCATTTTGCTATCGTAACCCTGTTCGGCCAAGTATTCAACAGCAGCTTCTGACAAGTTCAAACGAATGTTTTTGCTGGTTAGACTTTGCTTGAGTTCATCTACAAACTTGACAACAACCTTCTTGACTGATAAGGTATCCAACTTGTTGAACTTGCAGACCAAGTCAATACGATTGCGTAGTTCGGGCTTGAAGAAATCCTTCATGGCGCGATCTTCGGCTCCAGTTTTTTCCAAACTCTGTCCAAAGCCAATGGCGTTGTTGTCGTTATCTCGAGCACCCAAGTTTGATGTCATGATTACTATGGTATTCTTGCAGTCTACAGTTTTACCGTTGCTGCTGGTAATACGTGCTTCGTCCAACAGTTGCAACAAGATGTTAGTGACATCGGGGTGTGCTTTTTCGATTTCGTCAAACAACAAGATACTGAATGGATTTTTGCTGATGTCTGAAATCAACTTGCCGCCACCTACATTGCCATCTTCAAAGCCTACATAGCCAGGAGGTGCGCCGATCAAGCTGCTGACTGTGTGTTTTTCTTGATATTCGCTCATGTCGTATTTGAGCAATTTCATATCTAAGTTAGAACTCAGCAGTTTAGCTAATTCAGTTTTACCTGTACCAGTTGGTCCCAAGAACAAGAAACTGGCCATGGGACGTTTTTCATTGCCAATTCCGGCAAAGCTGATGTATACTCGCTCCAACACTGAATCAACAACAGCATCTTGGCCATAGAGTTTTTGCTTGATGTTGGCATCTAATTCAGTTAGTTTAACGCTATTAGTGCTTTCCAAGCGATCCAAAGGAACACCTGTGACTCTACTGACCTGCTGACGAATCATTTCTGCTGTGACTGTAATATTACCTGCATCTTTCACACGTTCTCTAGCACAGGCAGCGTCAATCAAATCGATGCTTTTATCAGGATTCTTTTTGTCTGTGATAAATCTTCCCGACAGTTCTACTGCACTAGTGATAGCATCTGTGTCGATCAACACATTGTGGAACTTTTCCAAGCGTGGGCTTAGTCCAATCAAAATCTGTTCTGTGGTATTGTGATCGGGTTCATCTACTGTGAGTCTGTAGAAACGACGCATCAACGCACGATCTTTCTCAAATGATTCGTAATATTCTTCCCAAGTAGTATTGGCCACTACCTTGAGAGTTCCTTTGGTAATAGATGGCTTGATCATGTTGGCAAAGTCCAGGCTTGAATTACCTGAAGCTCCAGCACCTTTCATGGTATGTGCTTCGTCAATAAACAGCACACAGTTCTTTTTGGCTTCCAAAGCTTTAATGACTTCTTTGAGTTTTTCTTCAAACTCGCCGCGATACTTGCTGCCAGCCAACAATGAGCCGATTTCCAAGCTCCAAACCTCGTGCCCTTTCAAGAACTCCGGCACATCATTCTTAGCAATGCGTTGCGCAAGCCCATCTACAATGGCAGTTTTACCTACACCAGGATCTCCTACCATCAGCACATTGGCCTTGAAACGGCGTGCCAACACAGTGACCATTTCTTCAATTTCTTTATCACGACCAATGACTGGCTCTAGTCGATCTTCTGTGGCCAGTTTAGTAAGATTGGTACAGTATTCTTCCAGGATCTCATCTGCTTGCTGATTTGTGATGCTGCCAGCAGATCCGTGATTGTAGTTTGTGTCCCAGAATTTAACAAATTCATTCTTGGTAACACCGTATTTTAACAAAAAGTAATGAGCATGGCTGTTGCTTTCGCTCATGATGGCCAGGTACAAGTCTGCTGTAGTCACTGTGCGGCGGCCAGTAAACAAGACTTGTGTCAGCGCACGATTGAACACACGCTCTAGGGCATTGGTCTTTCTGGGTTGTAGGTTAGGATCGTCTTTGACTAGTTTTGTCAAGCTATCCAAATACTTGGAAAGGTCTCGATCGAAATGATTTATTTCGACCCCGAACTTGATCAAACATGCTCTAAAAGGTGCATGTTGTAGTAAAGCCATTAGTAAGTGTTCTGTTAGCACATATTCGTGCTGCCGTTCTCGAGCAATTCGAACTGACTGTTCAATGATTTGTTCAATTTCCGGATTGTTCTGCATTTTGTTCCTTGTAACGATCGTGCATGGTAATACCGTTTAAGTGATCCAGTTCATGTTGGAAACATCTACTGGGCAGGCCTGTGAGTTTTTCAATAATTTCTATTCCAGCAACATCATAATAGCGTACATCAATGGTGTTGGGACGCTTTATTATACACGATTCTCCGGGAAAACTCAAGCATCCTTCGTCGTAATCGGTAAGGTCTGTGCTGCTTTCTAAGATTTCGGGATTGAAACAAGCCCAACTGTGCCCATCAATTGACATGACAAACACTCGAATTCTTTCACCAACTTGGTTGGCAGCAAGACCAATGCCCCGGTGTTGCTGCATTGTGTGCAGCATGCGGGTCACTAGATCTTCGTTGACCCATTGATTGGAGAGGTCGGCTGGTTTTAGTTTCAGTTTGAGTGTACGGCGTGTTAATTCCATATGGATATTTATTGAGACCGGCTCTTGCGTATGGCTTCTACAATAGCCGGGTCTACTGGACCAAAAATTCTGGCCCTTACCTTAACCAACAAATCTCCGCGGTTTGTGGATACTCTATCTCCGGGCAGTTGTCTAGCTGGCAAACCACGACCCCGTGCTCGTAACATGGCACCAGGCTGTGTTTCAGGTGGTATGGTCAACAGCAATTCATTACCTGTGAGATCCTGCACAGTTATGTCGCCACCCAGGATCAAATCCCAAATATCTACCACATGTTCTGCAACAAGGTTAATGCCGTCAGTCTGCCAACGAACATGCGGTTTGATACGATACACTATGATCAAATCTTGTCCACCTGGTGCCAGACCAGGATAGCGTACAGTGTCACCGTTTTGTATGCCAGGCGGTATGTTTATTTCTATATTGCTGACTGTTCCATTGACTTGTAGACTCACTGTGCGACCACCGCCAGTGGCCACATCTTCTAAACCAATCCATAATTCCAAACGCGGCGAACTTCTGCGTTGTCCACGTAGGTCAGCACCAAAGATATTGAATATGGCATCAAAGTCAAATCCTGGTCCGGAGTGAAAATGTGCTTGGCTGGGATTACCACCACGATCGTACATGCTGCGTTTGGCATCGTCGCTCAGGGTAGCATAAGCTTCTTGTATTTCTTGAAACTGTGCTGTATCACCGCCTTTGTCGGGATGATGCTGGCTGGCCAAACGTCGGTAAGCCTGTTTGATTTGGTCAGGAGTTGCGGTGCGATCTACGCCTAGAGTTTTGTAATAATCTTTCACAATGTAATTATAACATCACAACATGGCATAGTCAATAAATATTAATATGCGCACATTTAATATTGGTAAAATATCTTTTGGTTCCGATCAAACTTTGACTCTAATAGCAGGCCCTTGTCAAATCGAAAGCCAAGGTCATGCACAAGACATGGCTGGTATAATCTTGGAAATAACACAAGATCTTGGAATACCCTTTATTTACAAAAGCAGTTTCGATAAGGCCAATCGCAGCAGTGTCTCTACTCAACGCGGTATCGGAATGGCTGCAGGACTGCAAATATTAAACAGTGTCAAGCATCAGTTTGGTGTACCTGTACTAACCGACATACACGAAAGCTATCAAGCCCAAGAATGTGCCGATGCCGGCATCGATGTCTTACAAATACCAGCATTTCTTTGTCGCCAAACAGATTTGCTGTTGGCAGCAGGCGCCACTGGTCTAGCTGTCAATGTCAAGAAAGGACAATTTTTAGCACCGCAGGATATGAAAAATGTTGCTGAAAAGATTGCGTCTACTGGCAATCGTCGAATCATGTTGTGTGAAAGAGGATATACTCATGGATATAATAACCTTGTTGTTGATATGCGCAGTTTACCCATTATGGCTGGCACCGGATATCCAGTGGTGTTTGATGCCACACATAGTGTCCAACAGCCTGGAGCACTTGGGGCAAGCTCAGGCGGAGACCGAAGGATGGTTCCATATCTGGCCCGGGCGGCAATAGCCACAGGTTCAGTCAGCACAGTGTTTATTGAAACGCATCAGGCGCCCGATTCGGCACCTAGCGACGGGCCTAATATGATTGCCGTTGATCAACTGTGTCAGTTGTTGACACAGTTAAAATCCCTACATGAGTGTGTTGTTAATTTTGGGTTAGATGCCAGCGGCGCTTTGTAAACTACAAATATCTTTTTTGCGTTCGTAGATTTGCTTGGTATCGATGCCAGCTGCTGTTCGCATTTCGTTTAGGTCACCTTCGACTGCTCGACGATACTGCGCGGGACTCAGCGGTACTTGACGATCAAACTCTTCTGCGGTGAACGGAGTGTCTTGGCCTTTGTAGACCATTATCCAACTGTTGGGTTCATGTTCGGTCAAACTGGCCAGATCTTCCACAGCCAAAGCCAAATGACGACCAGCTGATGATCTGCGACGCAGTTCAATGTAAACTAAAAAACGTCCAGGTTTGATTTCGCCTGGCGAAATGTCTGCATCCAGCACCCAATCGTAACCTTTTTCAAACCAGTTGGCCAAGTCTTGTGCAGCTTGTTTGTTACGAACAAAAAAGCTGACAACAATGATGTCATCGTCGTCGCCCATTTTGCTGCTGAACTCATCAATGTGCATGGTAGGTTTAAGAATACCTACCATGTCCTTGTATTCCAAACCCTCATTCAGCGGCTTATACTGTGGGTTGTTCGGCTTGTTCATCTTTTTTGAATTCCTCTTGGTCTAGATCCTGCTCGTATGCTTGGTCTAGTTCTTCTAAATCAATATTTTGATCTTCCATTTCAATCGAACCAGTTCGTATATCGTTCATCAAGCTTTTGGGCATGATGATTTCAACCAACCACACTGGTCGCTCGATCAAACGGGCTTTGCGTGTGCCAGGAATATAGTCATCAGGTTCTTCAATTTTTACTGGTATTTTGATACGGGTTTTCTTGAACTTGACTTCACAATCAAACGGCAACAAACGGCGTGCGCCACGTGGATCTGGCATGAGCTTTTCAGGCCACATAAAAATGCACCCTACTTTGTATTTGCCAATATCAGGTCCACTGACCAGTTCACCTAGACTCCAGTTCTTAAATGCGTATAAATCTAGATCATCTAGTACTCGTTCAAAGTCCAGTAGTGTCAGCAAACTGCCTTCTGACAAGTATAGGTTTTTGATGTTTTCGGCCACTAACCAGTAGTCTTCGTGATTCTTAAAAATGTCTTTGTCAAGTTTCATAGTACTTGTATTTATTGAAATGCAAAAACTGCAGGGATTTTGTTTTTGCTCGTCACAGCCTAATACTTAGCTTGTAATCTTCAGAGAATACCACCCAGTAAACTTGGTTGTCGACTACCGTAAGTACGTGTAGGGTAGCGAGGAAAACTGTGTTCAACCGAGGAGAAACTGATTTGAGCAGAGCACGTGGAGCAAAGGCGCAACGCCAGAAACAACAGCATTACGAAGTAGAAAACACCATCAACTTTAACCAGCACGAAAAACGAACCCGACAAAGAGCCGTAGAAATCATACCCAAGAGTCGAGCACAAGAACGCTTGGTACTGAGTCTATTTGATCCCGAAACACACATTACCATAGCAGTAGGGCCAGCAGGAACAGGTAAAACTTACCTGGCTGTGCAGGCTGCTATCAAAGCCTTAAGAACAGGAGAAATCGACAAGATAGTATTGACTCGTCCCGCAGTAGGTGTGGACGACGAAAAACATGGATTTTTACCAGGCGATCTCAATCAAAAGATGGAGCCTTGGACTAGACCTTTATTGGATGTGCTACATGAATATTATTCGCCTAAAGATGTTGCAGCAATGCTCGCGGATCACGTTATTGAAATATCACCCTTGGCATTCATGCGGGGTCGTACCTTTAAAAATGCATATATCATCGCCGATGAAATGCAGAATGCGACTCCCAGCCAAATGAAAATGCTGCTGACACGCATCGGTGTTGGCAGCAGAATAGTGGTCACAGGCGACGTTGAACAAGCAGATCGAACCACAGTCAACAACGGTCTAATTGACATCGCTGCTAGGTTAGAGCGGACTCCGTCACGAGGCCTAGATGTGTGCCGACTGGGCGCAAAAGACATTCAACGCCACCCGATTATTACAACTGTGTTAGGGATATACGAAGACTAGCCAGTGACGATCTCGTAGATTTCCCGCCAGTTTTTGACTCGGGGAATCGCGGGATCCGTGTAATCCATATTGTGGCCGTGTTCCATCAGTAGACTTTTCAAGCCCAGGTCTCGTCCCACTTGGGCATTGACAATCTTGTCTTCGACCCAGTAACATCCGGTATCTCGATAAGGTTCTAGGGCTTCGTCTTTTTCGGCACCGGTATCCAAGAACATAAACCGTTCAAATGCTGTTTTTCCAAACAACTTCTGCAGGTTCATCTTGCGTAACTCACAGGCGTTGGGATCCTTGCTCAAACTGGTAATGGCGTGGAACACATAGCCATGTTCTTCGTGCAAGCGTTTGACATAGTACATGGCATCACGCAAGGGCGGTAAGAAACCAATGTGCGCAGATTCATTAAAGATCTTGATTAGCCGATGACCCTGCTCGTTGGTAATGTTGTAACGTGCGCCAATACTGTACTTGAGCCCTCCGCCTTCTACACGGCTAAATCCGTGTTGTTGCATGTAAACATCAAAGGCGTATTCCCAATCCAGGATCACACCATCGCAATCAACTAAGATTAACTTCTGGTTCGGGTTCTGCAGTTTTAAATTCAATTCCATTTTGTTTGGCTAACCTATCAAATGTGGCAGCATAATGCTGATAATAGAACGATACAATCTTGTTCCAATCTTTTGGTACTGTAGTACCATTCATACTACATTGTAGCACAGTTTGAGTGGCAAAGTCAAGTATGACTGCGGCGGTTTGACGGTCTCGTAGTTTTAAACGTGCGCTGACCGATACCACTTCGTCCATCTGACCCGTGGCTTGTTTTAGGTAACTGACTAAAAAGTATCTCATGTTTATCCCAATTGACTTAGTTCGCACAGGCAAGCACTCAAGTTGATTTCTTGATCAGTCACCAAAGGAACTGTTGCTAAGGCATTGCGTATGATCACAATGGCCTGGTCTTGTTTCTCTGGATCTTGACTCCAAAGATCCAAGTTGTCGTACATCCATCTATACATGCCATCAATGTCTTCCACTGATGCTTGACTGCAAATCACAATCCTAGCTTCACGCACTTGACCTTTTTTGAACAGGTCTACAGCTCGCAGCCGCCATTCTTGTGTGCTCTGTTCGTCACCACCGCCGGGTCTTGATAGTGTGCCAGTAACGCTGTTGCTTTGCAACAGATTCAAACACTTGCGCAGATCTGGATAAGTTGCTTTCACAAACAAGTCTAAGGTATCCAAATCAAACTCCACACCTTCCGTTACCAACACAGTGGCAGCACGGGCTGTAAACTCTGTTTGATCAGTTTTTTCAATGTGAAAGCCTTGGCAACGACTGCGTATGGCATCCATGATCTTGTTGGGGAAATTGCAAGTCAAAATAAATCTAACGCTTTGACTGTAGTCTTCCATGAGATTGCGCAAGGCCGGTTGTACACTTTGAATATTCATATAGTCAGCTTCGTCAATCAAGACCACTTTAAAGTTGCCATAAGGCATGGTTTGACAAAAGCTGATCAGCTTGTCGACCCATTCAATTTTACGACCTTCCTTGGATCCGTTTGAATACAGCACATCAAACTCGTCTACTCCCAACTCGTTGATCAACAGTTTGGCCAAGGTGGTCTTACCGGTGCCGGGACTGCCACTCAGCAACAGGTGTGGAACCATACCTGATTTGATCCAGCTTTCAACTTCAGCACGTTGTTTGGAATCAGTGAATACATATCCATCAACTGTGCTGGGTCGATATTGTTCTACCCATAATTTTTTCATTGTTTACCTTTATTGAATAACGCCATACATGCATTATAACATGTATGGCGTTAATGTGCAAGATCGATGTTATCGTTTTGAAGGTGTTACTTGAACAGCGTCGCTCATGGTGTCATCGCTGGGTTGTTCGTCAGACAGCAGAAGAACATCTTTGGGATCAATTTTGCGAATGGTAATAACCGTACCTTCGGCGTCTTCGATCTCAACACCTCTGGTCCAACGTCCGTGTGCTACACAGATCCACTGACCCACTGAGTATTCAGTTTGATCTGGGCCCACAGCATAGATGCGACCCCATCGTGGACGAATACCAGCAGTGGTACCGTTGTCATTCAACAACACAATGCCACTGTTGAGTTTACGTTCTTTAAATATCATGTCAGTGACTAATACTGTGTCCTTGAGTGGGCGCAGGTTCATTACCTTGTGTGGTGCAAATGCTGGTTTCATTGATATCCTTAGATCTTTTTAAAGCCTGTGGTTTTGCCAGTTGGCGTGATTGGTTCTTGTTTTACTGATCGAGCACGAGCAATAGCACCTGCCAGTCCGCCAGGTGCTTCAGCCGCTGGTTGTTCTATCACTGGCTGTGCTGCTGCTGGTTGCGGGGCTGGGGTTGATGCTGCTGGTACTGCTGTTCTTTGACGACTGGAGTAAACCGGAGAATCTTGCACATTGCTTACTTGCTTTCGATATTGTCTAGCCACTTGTTGATTGCGTGAATCAATAGGACGATTTTGGCTGTCGAGCAAATCTCCGCGAGCATTTACTGGCATGTTGCCTACAGCGCGAACATGTTCGTTTTGTAATTGCAAGGCTCCTAGGTCAACTATTTTGCCTTGAGCAGTGCGATATTGTTTTTGTGTCATTTTGAATCCTTTATATTAGCGTATTTAACGTAGAAATTCTTGTGGGTCTAAATCATAGAACATGCTGTCTACGCGATGCACTCCCAAGAGATACAACACATAACTGGCTACACTAGATCCTCGGCCAACACCCCAAATTAGCCGATTGGAGTGCATGACATCTACTAGATATTTAAGGTAACGCAGTAAATCAAAAAGATTTCTTTCTTGATACAGCAAGAGTTCTTCACCCACTCGCTGTAGTTCAGCGTCTGTGCTACACAAATCCAAAACATGTTTGGCTATGTCCAACTGCTGATATTCTTCAGGCATGAACCAACGTTGTTGATTGCGGTGATCAAATTCTTGTACGCTTAGATTTTCTTCTACATATTTGTCGTATTGTATAAAAGCAGGAAAATCTTGTAATATGAGTGCAGCAGTTTCTAGGTCCACAGGTGGGTCTACTAGAGCATTGCTGAACTTGGTAAGATCGTGTCCCTGCATCACAAGATCACAAAGGTCTTGTTCGTCAAACACAATTTCGCCAAATTTATTTGTCTTTGTCATTTCTAAATTCTGTAAACACCAATACATTGCTGTCTTGATCTGAATCTACATCACTGACCCACTGTAGTCCTAGATCTCTCCACTGGTTTACTGCATTTAATACAAATACCGTGGCATTAGATGGCTGCTGAGATTCTGACTCACAAGCAGGAGTAGGCTCATTCCACCAGCCAGCTTGGTCAAACGGTGCCACTGATTCTTGTGCATCGTGTTCGTATATGACATCATCGCCGGCTGTGCTACTCAGCATGATGCTGCGAATCAACATACACCCTTCCATCACTGCTGACAACTTTGAGTATAGCATCATTCCTATGATCTGGTCAACAGGTTCTTCGGGTAATGCAATGATTTTGATCCCGGCTGCTTTCAGCAAAGCAATTTGTTCTTGGTTGGTGTCCTTAATAAACACTGTATCTACTAGGTATTCTTCAACCATGTAACGCAAGCGATCCAAGGCGGTATTTGTATCTTGAGCACTGTCAGTTGCTGTGATCATTTTAAATGTCACTGTGTATGTGCTCATTATCAATCGACTGTCCCACCAAACGCCTGCTATAAAATGCGAGGTATAGCCAATTTTTACATTCATGATATGTCTATTTTGTCCGAAAAGTCAGGGTTGTTTTTGTTTTGGTTGTCATGAATGGCCTGCATCTTTTGCTGATACTTGTTGCGAAAAGTTTCTATGGCCATGCGAATTTGATTGGCCAATTGAGCATTGCCAATGCGCTGTGCAAAGCTGAGTTTTTTGTTCAGCTCGGAAATCTTACCTTGCAATTCATCTATGGTAAGATTTTCAATATCTGTGATGAGAGGATGTTCCATAATGTAAAAAGCCCTTTAATGCATGATAGCACTAAAGGGCCACGGATGTCAACTGTTTTGATTAAGCAAAAGATGCACCGTTGTTGCCAATACAGAACCATTTGGCATTAATGTACATTAGAGTACAGGCTTGACCAACTGTGGTAAATGTAATGGTGCCTGCGCCACCCCAACCGGGATTGGTCACTGTGATTATCATGTCGCCACCGTCGCCGTACATGGCAAACACTTTGACTTGTCCAGCATAACCAGCTGCTAACGTGGCAGTTTCAGGTGCAGCAGTGGTAAAGTAGCTGGTGGTTTTGGTAATACTGGCCTCAGCACTGGCTGCCAAGTCTTCTGAGCTAGGCAAATAGATTGGATCTCTGTTGCGGTTAAGATCAAACACACTGATAGTAGCACCAGCATCAACAGTTTCAAATTCGAACTCGTATGTACCTGTTTGATTAAAGGTAATTATGTTGCTGGCATAACCTTGCAGATTACTAGTACCAATTGTAACTGCTGCTGGTAATGTTAGGGTATGTGCTGTACTAGCAACAGTAATTCTTACACGGCAGCAGCCCAAGGTACCTGCAGTTGGAAAGTTACTGAAACTTAAAGTAACAGATCCAGTAGTAGTTAGTGTATAATAAGGACCTGCTGCGTAATCAATTACCTGGCTGCCAGTGACTGATTGCAGAGCAACCACAGTTGCACTCATATCTTGCAATTGAGCATTACTTAACAAAGATCCGCCCATGTTGTTGTTGAGAGTAGTACCGGTCAACGATGATTTCAAAACTGCTTTGTTTTGCAGGTCTGTGATTTCAGATGCAGCATATTCAAAGTTAGTCTTTGTGTTAGTGAAGTTGTCCCGGAAGCCTTGACTGTTGTTGTCCTGGCCTGCAACTGGATAAGCTCCATCGATGTTGTTTGGGTTAATAGCTGACGTCATTTTTTAATCCTAAAGTGTTTGTACTATTTAGCGGCATGCAAGTTATCTATTTAAGAAACAGTTACAGCTCCGAATGTATTCAATATAAACCATGCATTAAACACATCTGACCAAATTAATGTAATATTTTGTCCAGCAGCATTAAAGTTAATATTATTTGATCCTCCCCACGTTGATGCTGGAACATTAACCGTCCAAGTTGATGTTCCAAGACTTCCGATTATTTTAACTTGCCCTGTTACTCCATTACCTAAATATGCAGTACCGACAGTTGATGACGGTGTCGGATTGTAAATACTATATGAAACTCCTATACTAATAGCGGCATTTGAGCTAGAAGTTATTAATTCAGTACTTGTGTTATATGGTCGTAGTATAGTATTATTTTCGTTTATTGTAATAGTAGATCCAGCATCAGATGAAGAAAATGTAAAAGTGTATACATCGGCAATAGGAAAAGACATAACTCCAGTGGAATAGTTTAATCCGACAATACCATAGGAATTTTTTATTCCTAGTGGACCTGTAATTTTGTGTGCAGAATTTGCAACAGTAGCAACAAGTGTCACCGACCCATTTGTTCCTGATGCGGGCCAATTAGTAAATGATAAGGTAATATTTCCGCTAGTAGTTAATGTTTGTACCGATCCTGCCGAGACATTGATTGCTTGTGACCCACTTATGGTACCTAAAGAAACAATTGGGGTGTTGATTTTTGGAGTGACAATATTACCTGTCACACTCAGATTTGCCAGTGTGCCCAGTGAAGTAATATAGGGCTGAGCTGCTGTGGTTATTGTAGCAGCCACGTTGGTGAAATTACCATTTACCGCGTTGACTGAATTGATAATGTTGGCATTGCCACCTGTTAGATTACCAGTGGCCTGAATAGTTAATGCTTTCATGAAGTCAGTTGAAATCACATTACCGCCAGTGACATTACCTATGGCATTGAGATTGGCACCTGTGATGTTACCACTCGACGATAAGGAAACTAATGTACCTACACTGGTAATATTAGATTGAGTTGCATTTGCCACAGTGTCGGCTGTGATAGAATAGGTGGCATTGGCCACAGTACCGGTGACGTTGGCTCCTGTCAAGCTGGTTAAACCACTGGCGTTTCCTAATATATATGAGCCAGTGACGTTGCCTGTGGCACTGACATTGGCACCAGCAATATTGCCACTTGATGTTATTGAAGTCAATGTGCCCACACTGGTGATATTGGGCTGTGCTGCTGTTGTGACTGTACCTGCTGTTGTAGCAGAGGTAGCATTGGCCACTGTACCAGTAACGTTGGCCCCTGTTAAAGCACTTAGTCCTGCGCCGGCACCAGAGACATTGCCGCCGGTGATGTTACCAGTTACATTTAAACTGCCCAAAGTTCCTACTGAAGTAATGTTTGGCTGTGCGGCTGTTGTTAAATTTCCAGTGATATTGCCGGTGGCAGTGATATCAGTTGAATTTATAGCTACAATATTAGCAGTCCCTGTCACAATCACTGTATCTATGGCAGAATCATATCTGAAACTGCTTTCTGCACCAGCACTACCTGCATTGTTATATATTACCCAGGTGTTAGATCCTGGAACAACTAAGTTTCCAGATATGTTGCCAACGAATGTGCCTTGAATTGTTCCGGCTGTAAGACTGCCAACTACAGTCATATCTTGTGCCACTGCAATATTACCTGCAGAAATATTACCTGTATAATTGGGCAAATAAGCAGCTACGTTACTATTGCCGTAGGATGAAATGACACCAGTTAATTGCGAACCATTGCCGATAAAATAATTACCAGATATATTTCCGCTGCTAGTTATATTACCAGTTGTTGTAATTCGTACAGAAGAGATATTTCCGGCTGTTATATTGGCTGCATTAACAAGTAAAGTATTAACAGAATTACTGATATTGGCATTGCCACCTACTAGGTTTCCAGTGGCTTGTATAGTAACAGCTCTTATTAACCCAGTTGACACAATGTTCCCAGGCTCAACGTTTCCTACAACAATTAAATTACCGTTGGTAGAGATGTTGGCTGTTACTGTTAAACTACTAAGAGTCCCTACTGATGTTATGTTAGGTTGAGCATTTGTGGTCACAGTTGCTGCCGAAGTTGCAAATTCTGCATTGGAAATATTACCAATTACAGTTCCAATAATGTTGCCAGCAGTGACGTTTCCGCTCACTGTTAGATTGGCCATTGATCCTGCACCACTTACTGACAAGCTGGCCATTGAGCCGGATCCGCTGACAGTCAAACTGTTTAAGGTACCCACACTGGCAATATTGGGTTGAGCAGCCGTGGTAACTGTGCCGGCTGTGCTGGCAAAAGCACTGACGTTAGAAAAGTTAGCATCAAGCTCGCTGAGTGGAATGTTACCAGTTCTATTGGCAAAAGTGTAGGGTACTGTCATTTATTATCCTAAAATGTTGACTCTTGGGAATACAAGATATTTATCGTATTGGTCTGTGTTGGTTATTGTATCAGCAGGATTGATAAACACTGTGGCGCCGCCGTCAAATATAGTAGGAGTTCCTACATTGGGATTAATCCACTCTACAGTGACAGAATCATCATTGGTCCAGGCCACTTCTTCAAGCGACGTATTGAGCCACTCAATATTGCTGGGTGTCAAGTCAAATGTAGTGGCTGCCGGCGGTGCTGGAATCCATTCACCACTTACGGTGCTGTCGTTGTAGGGTTCCCACGCAAATGTTGCTCTGCGATCTATTTCGTATCGATCAACTTTGAAATCTACCTGATTCAGCTGCTCACCAAATTGTTCTCTGATATTGTAAACAATTCTAGCACCTTGCCCTGGTTTGACATAAGCAATAACCCACGCAGGTACGAATCCCAACACACGGCCATCGGCCTGTTGCGACGTCATCCAAGCCGGCAATAGCGGACTGATCTGGCCTACTGTGTCAATCACTTGATCACGCATGTTGACCAAGCTGTTGGGGTAAACTGTGGTTATTTCTGTACTGTCTGGGCTGCCGATGGGATAAGGTACCTCAACTGATTTGCCAACACTTTCACCGGCATTGTTAACAAGATTATCAACCACACGACTGTAAACAACTTCGTATATGACTTCGCCAGCTGAGTTGCGAGCTTGCGCATATTCAACAGAACCCAAGGTCAAGTTCTTCCAGTAGTGATTGATGTCCAGCGCAGCTACATATTCTTCTATGTTGACAGCGTTGAGGCCAAATGCATGATTGTAAATGACTGAGGTAGCCACACCAAAGTTGGTATCCCCAGCTCGATACACATAGTTGTTGGGTATAATATCTTGGTTCTGAATCAACTGCAGGATCAGGTCTCGATCATTCTGTGGCGGCATACACTTGATGTACAGGCCTTGATAGGGTTCGTTAAATGCTCTGACCAAAGTGATAGTAAAGGTGCGGAATACTGAAATAACATCAGCATCAGTGCCGGGTGCATACGCATTTACAGTGAATGTAAATGTCATGTCAAATGTGGTTTCTTGTGTGATATTGCGTGTACGTATGTTGTTGTCGAATGTGGTCTCACCCCGATCCACTGCAAATGTATTAAAGCTCACAGTGCCTGCAATGTCTCCAGTGCTCAACAGGGTCAAGCCCTGCGGTAGTCTACTGTTGGATCCTGACACAATCTGGTATTGTAATTCTCGACCGATAGTGTTGAACGCTCTTACCACTAGAGTACTGACACTGCCATTGTTTATTGTGCCTAGATCGGGTGCAGTGAGCCAAGTTACTACTGTATCCAGATCACCAATGTAAGTTATGCTGTAGTCGTAAGGTTCAGAAACAATGGTGGGCTGATCAGTTTTTCTCACTGTGATTGAAAAATCATAAGTGTTTTCTGTGGCGCCTTGACTGGGTATGTAACCGTATAACCAACCAGTGGTTGCGTTTAAAGTCAGTCCCGGCGGTGCTGAATCAATCAGGTACTGCATGGGATCGCCGTCAAAGTCAATGGCCGTAAACTTAACAGCATAAAAATTATCTGTGCGTATGCGACCCAGTGTTCCCGGCGGTGGGGTCAACAGCACAGGAGTGCGAGTAGGCACTACGTCAGCTGTGATAAATGTGTTGTCAGCAGTAAAGTCTGTGGTGTCAGCACTCATTGAATCTTTTGAGTACACATAGATTTCAAATGATCTCACATTTGAATCTTTGCCGTCGGTGATTTCCAGACCAAACTGATAGTTCTTGCTGGCACTTCTTGTGACAAAATCAAAAGGAAATTGATCAAAAAAACTGGCATCATAACCAGGTGCTGCTGTACCGGCTGGTCCAACCAAGGGTGCTATCACTCCTGAAATCAATCCTGTTCTGGGATTTAAAACCAATCCTGGCGGTAAGGACCCTGACAATACACGAATCTTGATATATTCTCCAGGATCGACATCGGTAAATTGAATCTGTACAGCAGCTTCAGTACCGTCATAAAAGGTGCCAACATTGCCAGCAGGTGTAATGAATTCTGGAACGTCTTGTCCGGTCACAGTAATAGTAAAGGTGCGATCGTTGATACGATCCACTACAGTGACACCATTAACCACTCGTGTAGTATAAGCACGTACAGCAAACTTGCTGGTGGTATCCGCAGCAACTTCTGTTGGCACACCTTGAACTATGGCAATGTTTTGTGGTACACCTTCAATCACGCCAGTGACGCTGACCTGTATGCCTGTAGGTAATTCTCCTGCAACCACGCGGTAATACACAGTTTCACCAGGATCTGCTTCTGCTTCTACTGAAACACTGTAGAAAATTCCCTCAGGAATAGTTCCCAAGCTTCCTGCTGCTGTGACCCACTGTGGTTGTGCCATTTAGAATGATGATCCCAAAATTCTATTCCAGATATCGCTAGAACCGTCATAGTCCTGATAGCAGTAATAGAAATAAGTTGCGTCGTACGCATACATGCCAGCAACATCGCCCACTGAGCCCACGGAGTTAGCAGGAGGTGCTGTTTGTGCTCGGCTGTAAATTTCAGCAAAATTAGTGTTGCACTTAATATAGGCTGTGCGTAAGGGATCGCCGGTGCCGTCGTTGGGTGCAGATCCTACGTTGATAACTTCCAGTGCCATGGTATTCCTCGTTTTGTGTATTTATGGCTGTTTATGAATAGCCCAATCCGGGCTTGTTAATACACCCATACAATTGGCGGTGCATCAGGCCGTAAATAACTTCAATGGGCATAAAGAACCCATTTTTAAAGGAGTCTATTATGGACAAAGCATTTGAAATGGTTAGTGGTTTTCTAGGCCGTGTGTGTGATATCGGCGTCAAGTTAATCGCTGTTGGTGTTGTACTTCAAATCCTATTTGGAGCCGCAGTACCATTCTTGGGCATCGATGTAGTAGCTGGTGTAATCAAGCTGGTTACAGCGTTGGGTAGCCAAGGCCTTGTTGGCTTGGTAGCTGTTGCTGTGCTGTATTGGGCATTCAACAAGAAATAGACTCCTGGTCTATCGAAAAAACCCGCCAAGTGCGGGTTTTTT